GCTGGCCAAGATTGGGGAACTTCTGCTGGATGCCGCGCAACCGCTCCGCGTAATCGAGCATTTCCTTCAAGCTCTTGAGATTCGCTTCCGTCGAACCCATGTGAAGGTCCAGCGACCAGGGCATGTTTTTCTTCAGGTCTTGGACCTTCTTCAGCAGGTCGTCCATGCCTTTGGCGTTGATCTGCATGGGATGCGACCGCATCTGCAAGATCGTCTCGTTGATCTCGCGGAATTTCTTGGTCGCCACGTCCAGGTCGGCCTTCCCCGTGGTTCCGAACACGCCGGTGAGCATGTTCGCGCCAACCTTGAGCGCCTGGAACACGCCCACCGCGTCGTCCTTTTGGACCGCCATGTTGCCGGCGATCTGCCGCTGGCGACTGTCGATCTGCGCCAAGGCGTCGCGCTGATCGTCGTAGGCTTGCTTGACTTCCTTGCTCAGGGTCCGCTGCTGCGTGAGCGATTGCTCGGCCGCGTGGAACTGCTCCTCCATCGACTTCCCGGCCAGTTTGGACGGGTCACCGACGTAGACATCTAGCTTGATCTTGCCCAGGCCGGTAGTGATCCGCTGGTTCAACTCGGCGAGTTTCCCAGGGGCCACGAACAGGTCGCGGATCTCGGCCTTGGTGACCGCCCCCTCCATCGTCTCCCGCATCTTGCGTTTCATCGCGTCGAAGTTGAGCCAGTCGGAGACCTCCCACTTCTTGCCCGCGAACATCAGGTTTTGGAATTCCTGCAAGTCCTGCTTGGTCTTGGCGAGGGCCTTCTCGCGGTCTTCGCCCGCGAGGGGTTGGCCCTTCTTGTCGAACAGGTCCATCTGCTTGGCCACGTCCTTGGCCAACTCCCGCATCCGAGTGACGCGCTGTTCCTCGTCGGCCGCGGCCTTGGCTGCCGCCTGGGCCTGTGACTGCCGATTGGCCTGCAAAATCTTCTGTGCATCCAGTTGGCTTCGCAGTACCCACTCGATCGCCCGCTCGGCGTCCTCCTCGCCCATAGCGTCCTTCCGCCGCTGGGCGATCGACATCGCCTCTTGGGCGAACGCCTCCGCCCTCTTGTAGATGCTCTGCGCCACGTCCGTGTCCTGCGGCGTCTTGGCCTTCGCCATCTGCTCTTGGGCCTGGTGCGCCAACTGAAGGGCACGATTGGCATAGTCGGCCTGCTGGTCCCAGCCGCCCTTTCCATGCGTCTCGTTGAAGCGAAACTGCGTATCTGCCAAGGTGCCGGAGATTTCCTTGCTCCGCTTCACGGAATCCGTGACGGCCCGCTCGGCTTCCTGGGCCAGGTTCCGTAAGACGTGAACTTCCTTCTCCGCCTCTTCCACGATCTTGTTCATCGTGGCGTGCGAATCGTCCGTCAGCCGCTTGTTGTCTCCTTTGGTGTCGTCCACCATCTGGAAGTAGGCTTTGCGCTGCGCGGCCAGGGCTTGGTTCGCCCGTTGGACGATGGCCTGGTTGGCGCGGTCCTCTTCCTCAATCCGCCGCTGGGCGGCAGCCCGGACCATTTCCAGCCGCTCGTTCTCCGCGTTGCGGAAATCCTCTTCCACCTGCCGGATACTCTGGATGATCCGGGTGTTGGCGAAGTCGAAGGCGGCATAGGCTGTCAGACCCAGTAGCAGGCCGTTAACAGCGATACCCAGAGGACCGAGCCCCAGGGCCGCCAGGCGAGCATTCATCGCCATCGCGCCCATTGCCACGGCGAGACCGCCAAAGGCGGTCACGGCCGCGCCCAGCACGGGCACCAACGCCTTGATTGCCGCGCCCAGCGCGTCCGCCCCGCCCACGAAGCCCAGGAATTGATTGACCGCCTGGACGATCGCGGCCCCCAGGTCCGTCGTCAGGAAGGTCTTCAGCTTGTTCATCTCGGTGAGCGTCTTCTGCGCGTCGCTGTCGATGAACAGCTTGTACTTCTCGTTGAACGCCGCCACGGTCATTTCGTGGAGGTGCTCCAGGGAGTCGGCCGTCCGCTTGCCGTCCTCGTCCGTCTCGCGCAGGGCACCGCTGATGGCCCGCACGTTGGGGATCAACTTGGCGAAGGCCGCCATGTTCTCGTCCGTGCTTTCTCGCAGCTTGAGCAGCGCGCCCTCCAGGCCCAGGGCGGCGATCATCTGCGGCCCGGACTCGAAGCCCAGGCTGCGCAGTTCCTTCGACAAGTCCTGGGAGGGCTTGATAAGGGCCATCATTGCCGAACGCAGCGCCGTGGCGGCCTCGGCCGGCTTCACGCCGGAAATGGTCAGCGTGACCATCATGGCGTTCAGCTCGTCCAGGCCCACGCCCAACTCGCTCGACACGGCCGTCACGCGGCCCAGCACCGAGGCCAGTTCCTCGCCCCGCACCCGGCCGACCTGGATCGTCCCAAAAAACTTCGCCGCCACTTCCTCCGCCTGGCTGGAACTCATGCGGTAGGAGTTCAATGTGCCGGCAACCAGGTTCACTGCCGCGCCGGCGTCCATCACGGCAACCTTGGACAGCTTAAAGGCCGCCGTGAGCACCTCGGCTTGCTGCGCGGTGCTCGTGAATTGGTTCGAGATCGCCTGGTACTGCGCCTCGGCGACTTGGGCCAGCGGGATGTTGAACTGCCGGGACAACTCGGCCAAGTGCTGCGAGATCGAATCAAGGCTGGTGCCCACGCCCGGCGCAACGGACTGAATCTCCGCCACGCGGGTCATAAATTGCAGGTTGGAGTCGAACGCCTCGTGCATCGCGTCACGCATGGCGCTGAGCGCGCGGACGATGGCCTGCGTCATTACGACGCGGCTCAAGGTCTCCCACGAGACGACGAAATGGGCCGCCGCCTTGTCGGCATCCTCGATCGGCGTCTTGTCGATCTGCGGCGTGACCTTCGGCACTTCTGTCGGCGTGACCGGCGCGGTTGCTTGGCCAGGAGTTTGCCCGGGGGCGGCGGCGCCGCTGGTCGACTGGGCGCTAAAAGCGGATTGCAGTTTCGCCATCGCGGTGGCGGCCGTATTGGCGCTACTGGCAATGTCCTTGAGGATTTGCACCGTCTCGGCGGCCTTGGTGTTCCAGGTCGCCATCGCGTCGCCCACGGAGCCCAGCCGGGCCTCGAAGCTGCCCAAGGCGCTGTCCATCTTCGCCAGCGCATCCAGTGCGGCACTGGCGTCGAAGCCCAGACTTTGGACAATTTCATCCGCCATTGGCTACACCTTGATCTTCGTGACCTTCAGACAGGCAAAGGGATCGGGCAAACGCACGTTCTCCGCGAACTTGCGGAACGCCGTCTCTCCCTTCTTCTGAAAGTCGTAGGGACCGGGCTTCTTGAGGTGGAAGCCCCATTGCGTGGCGTCCGCGACCTCATTGATGCACAACCAAGGCAGCGTGGTTGAGTAATTGAAAACGTAGCGGCCCTTCATCGCGTCGGTTTCCAGAGAACCGCTGCTCTCCGCCATCCCGCGACCGACGCGGCTAGGGGCCACCGGCGAAATCGGGATGTTGTACTCGATGTTGCGGGCAAGCGCCAGGAACGTGGCCCGCGATGCGCCGCTCCACACCGGCACCTCCGCCAGCACGGTGGCTTCCAACCACTGCATGATCGCCTGGGCGATGTCCTCCCGCAGTTGCCTGTCCAGCACCCGGCGGTACTTGTCTAAGTCGATGCGGGGGGCGCGAAGGGTGCCGGTGAATTTCATGGTCAGGGACCTCCGCTCATTCGGCGGCAAAGGGCATCCTTGCCCCCAGCAGGCGAGCCTCCCGCTCGGACTCGTCGTAAGCCCGCGTCTGGTCGAAGGCCACGATCAGGGCTTGCGTCTGGACGCCGCAATCGTCCCACGCGGGTTTTACGCCCGGCGGCAGGACGCCTAGGCGCTCGCAGGCGCACCAGACGGAGTATTCGGCGGTGCGGTGGGGAGGCCAGAGGATGCGACTTTCGCTGCCTCCCCAGCAAGAAAAACCTCGCGGGCTCGCTTGAGCTTGGCCTCGTCCAGGCAGTTGGCCTCCAAGACCAGGTTCATCACTCGCTGGCACTCGATGTCGCTCAGGCCGCCGCTGCGGAGGTCGGTGGACCAGTTCTTCCACGTGCTGGGATCGGCCAAGTTGACCGTATCCCACTCAACGTTGCTGGGCTCCAGCGATTTGGCAATCATGTAGCCGAGCCGCTTCTGGCCCCATTCGGACATGACCTGCTGGTACGTCGGGTCGTCGGCCAGCGGCACCCAGCCGTCGCGGGTCATCTTGCCCGGCGGCACGGGACGCGGGCAAAGGGCCTCGAAATCCTCCATGCTCGGCACAGGCCGGGCGCGGATCACAATCTCCTGCTCGCCGCGAGGCAGGACCAGGAACACTTCGGTGGGCAGGCTGTTGGGGTCGATACCGCCAATCTTCATAGGTGTTCTCCCTCGATAGGTGCGAAAGACAAGATCGGCAGCGCCGGCGCTCGGATGCCGGCGCTGCCGGCTAGTCGGGTGGCTAGCAAAACCGGTCATTTGAGAAAGAGGACCGGGGAGTCGTTACACGTTGTCGCAGTCGGATCCGCGGTAGACGGTCGGCTCCTTGGCCATGCACTTGCCGCTGAGCACGATGGTCGCCGCGTTATAGTTCATCTCGCGGGTCTCGGCCCGGAACATGGGGAACACGCTCGTCTCCCGATTGACCGGGGCGCAGGGCGGGTCGTATTCCACAATCACGTCGATGCAGTACGGCTCGCACTGGTCGGGCGAGGAACTGACCCACTCGACGGCGCTGTTGTGGCCTTTCAAGGCGTCCATCGGGCAGACGGCCTCACTGGTGCCGCTGGTGATGTGCTCGTACACGGCGTCGAGCTTCACGTCCATCGGCACGTCCTTCGGCTCGCGCACCGTGTCCAATAGTCCGCGGTCCAAGAGGTAGGTGTAGTCCCGATGCTCGGTGTAGGTCAGGTTCCCTTCGCCGATCTTGACGTTGATCTGCTGCGGCTTGAACGTGATGGCTGCACTGGCGGCATAGGTGCCCGCGCCCAAGGCAGGCGAGATGGTGATGCTGGTGGTGCCCCCGCCACCGCTCGGCGCGGTGCCGGCCACGGTCTCCGCGATGGCGACATAGGCGTCGGTGCCGATCAAGTTCGAGGTGTCCGCCGTCAGAGTGGCCTGCGGCGCATTGGCCAGCGTGCCTTGGAAGACCACTGTCCAGGAGCCGAGCGTCCCCGTCACGGCGACGTTCGACATCGCGCCCACCAGCGGTGCCAAGGCCGCCGCGACCGTCGTCGGATCAGCGTCGTAGGCAATCTCCGTGGTCTGCGAGCCGCCCCACAAAAGCTTGAGCGTGCCGCCGGTGGCGTTGGTCACGGCCACCGTCTGCGTCTCATTCGCGCCGCCGGTGCCCGTGCCTTGCACGCGGGCGGTGACCGTATGGTCCACCGGATTCGTCTCGCCCACGATGCGGAGCCGAGCGCCCACGGGAACTGTTCCCGGGTTGAGGCTGTTGAGCGCCACCGACGTAAGGGTGAGGCTAGTCGCCCCGGCAACCGGCGCGGTCACGGGACCAACGGCGGTCCCCTTCAGGCCATCCTGGAAACGGATGGTGCAGTATTTCAGTTCAATGCGAGCCATTGCTATGGGTCTCCTGTTGGCTAACTGTCGAAGTAACCGACGTAGCGGGCGTCGATCATCACCTGCTTCTGCCGGTCGGTCTGATCGGTCTGCCCGAAGTGGAAGATGCGCACGGCGTCGTTGCGTCCGGTGCGCGGTAGCAGGCAGCCGACGAAGCTGCCGTCGTCCCCCGGCTGAGCGCCGAGCCGCGTCACGGAGAGCGGGCCGTCCAACGCCGCGTGAAACTGCCCAACGATCTGGATGATGTCGTACTGGTTGGCGTTGATCTCATAGCGGCTGGTAAACAGCAGGTTGATGTCTACGCTGACCTCGTGGTAGTCGATGCTCAATTCCCGCGTGAAAGGGCCGGACATGCGAATCTCGACCCGGGCGGGGGCTTCCATGTAGGCGGTCGTCCGTTCGTCCAGACCCTCCACCAAAGCCGGGATATTGGCCTGCTGGGCAAGTTGCTTCATCAACGTCGCCACGGACGCAAAGGCCCACCGTGCCCAATTGGGATCGACCGCCATCGGAGCACCTATGGACTGGTGAACGAGTTGTCTTGGAGCGTAAGCTGATCGGCTGTCGAGAGCCGCGTTATCCGCATGTCGCAGACTTCGACCCGCCCTTGGAGTTCCTTGGCGATCACCAGCCAGGCCCGGTGATATTCGTAGTCCGTCACGCTCTCGATGTCGTAGTGGCGATCGTTGAAGACGATCCAGTCGTCCTTCTTGAGCACGAGGTCCGGCGGGACTTCGCTGCGGTCGAATAGGAAGTGTCGGCCGCCGGTATCGAAGGAAGAGCCTTGTACAATCGCCCGGTTAGCGGTCATCGCCCCGGCGTTCTGCCGCACCTCCCGCTGACGCTTCTCAGGAAGCACCACCACGCGCTGCACCTTCCACTGCACGATCTGCCACTGCGTCTGGCCGCTGGTCGGGTCCGCCTGGACCTGCAACTTGCGGCGGACCACCACTGTCACGCCATGCTGGCGCTTGTGGACGTACATCGCCAGCCGCATGAAACGATCGTGGATCGGATTGGCCTGGTACATGGCGCTATCCTTCGGGGCACTTGTGTCGCAGGGGGCACTCGAAGCGGTCGCCCAGGGCCTTTTCCAGGCGTTCCATCATGGCCGTGTTCTGCGCGATTACGTCGGTGCAGCGCTCGACCATCGGCAGCAGCACGTCGCGCTGCTCGTCTTCCAGCTTCGTGATGCGGTCGCTCATTCGCAGTTCGCGGAGCCAGTTCTGCCAGAAGAAAAACGCCACCACGATCGCCAGTGGCCCGTACTGTTTCAGTAGCGGCCACAAGTAAGTCATGTCCATGCCGACGCCTCCCTTCAAAGGCCGCCGGGCCGGGATGCCCCCGGCCCGGCGGATTGCACTGCCGACTTAGCCCTGGAGCACGACGCAGAGGCGGTCGTCCAGGACGGCCACACCGGCGAGAATGTCCAGGTTGACCACCGTGCCGCCGTTGGCGATGCTGTACTGCATCGAAACCCGCATGGCGATGTCGTTGTAGACACCGACGTGCGACAGCACGCCCATCGCGTTGTTGGGGATGGCCAGCGGACGGGTGACCAGGGCGATGGCGTTCCGATGGAAGGCCAAGTTCAGTGCGCCGGCCGGGCCGGGATAGCACTTGTCGCCGCTGGCGACAGCCTGCTCCAGCGGCCGATCCACGTAGATCGTCTGCTGGCCGGCGGCCGACAGGTAGGACTCGATCACGGTGTAGGTCACGCGGCCCGCACCGGTGCCGAAGGCGACCAACTGCCCGATTTGCGGGGCAGCGTTCCAGCCGGTCAAGACGATCCCTTCCACGTAGCCCGCGGCGTAGGCGGCACCTGCGACGCACGCCTTGTAGACCGTCAGCGGAGCGCTGGCAGCCGTGGCGTACTTGTTCACCTCGTTCAAGGTGATGGCCGTGGTGGCACCGGTCGCGGTGGTCGCGGCGGTGATGTACGTCGGCTGGTCATTTCCGGCCACGACGGCGAACTCGCCGATGTTCACGGCATAGTCGGCCAAGGTGACGGCCTGCGACCCGCCCGCGCCGGTGGCCAGGGCATTGGTGACGGTGCCCGTGGTGTCGGCATCAGCGTTGGCCAGCGAGGGGCTGTTGACGTTCTGGTCCATGTAGGTGTCGAAGCCCAGAATCCGTCCCAGGGTGGCGCTTTCCAACGCCGTACCGAAGTCGCCGCGCATCTGGGCGGCGATGAACAACTCGTTCTTCAACAGCGCGGTCTCGCTCACGGGAGCAAGCACCAGGTTGCGACCTTCCAGCGGGGCCTTGTTGATGTTCAACTGCTCGCGGGCTTCCAGCACGTAGTCCTTGCTGTTCTGGCAGGACAAGTTGAGCAACCGGCCGACGCGCCCGCTCGGGCCACCGTTGGCCAGGGCCGGGGTCAAAAAGGCATGGACGCGGCCCAGCACGGCGCGGTCCACCGAGCGGGCGATGGTCATCATGCCCGGCCGGAGGTAGATGTCCACCAGGTCTTGGAAGGACTTGCTGGCCTCGCCGTCCTTGATGGTGAAGCTGGTGTAGAACCACTGGTCCAGCGGCACCTTGACGTTCGTGGCCGAGGCATCTTGGTTCTGCAAGGGATCGCCGTCCGCCTTGCGGCGAATCTGGAACGTGCCGGGCCGGCGGGTGTTCACCACGTCGCCGAACTGCCGGATTTCGTTCTCGAAGTCGCGGTGGACCAGGTTGGCGATCACCATGTTCTCTTGGAGGATCGCCAAGCCTTCCGAGGCCCACAGCTCCGGGATGAAGGCGGTGTTGTCGTTGTCGTAAGAGACGACCACCGCGGGGGAGAGGTACAACGGATTCATCGTTTTACTCCGTAGTTGTCAGTTCA